GGTACGTTCAACTGAATCATTCTCTGATGTTGTTAGAGGACTACATGTTTTTGGTCGAAAGGTTTTAAGACCAGAAGGATTAGTTCGTGGCATCATTGACTTCGCTTAATAGGGGGAATAAACTATGGCTACATATGATTTAACTCCTAACGGAGGAACTGCAGGTCATCCGAGTAATGTCGCAAGACCTTACGTGATGACATCTAAAGTTCACGACACTGCAGACGGTGGTGCAGGGGGAGATGTCATTCAATTGATTGATGTTCCTGCTGATACTATGATCGTTTCAGGTGTTCTTGAAGTTTTAGAAGCAAGAGGTAACTCAGGCATTACTCTAGATGTAGGTATTACAGGTGGTGATGTGGACTGTTTTATTGACGGTTCTACATTAGCTGCAGGTTTTCAACCATTCCTAGAAGCTGCTACAGGTGCTTCAGGCTCTAATGCTAGAGTATTAACTTCAGCAGACACAATCGATGCGTTAATCATCGATAGTGGATCTTCAGGTGAAAGTGCTGCCAGATTTAGAATACACGTTGTTTTAGCTGACATCTCTAAGAACCCTGTTGAAACTGCTACAGTTTCTACTGGTACATAATACCTAAATCAGGGGGGCAGGGTAACTTGCCCTCTTGACGAATTTTACTTTCTATGTTAGCCTTGTGCCAACTTAGCAGGGAAAACAGGGAGTATATAAATGCCATATTTGATAAGTAATATACCACACTTTAAGTGTTGGGTTAGAAAAGAATTTACACACAATCACCAAATGTATCATGGTGAATATTTACACGGACTAGCAATAGCCGTAAACACAGTACCAGACAGATGTTTAAGTTTTCAAGTTGTATTTACAGGATGTGAAAGTGATGACGATGAAAACGAACCGAATGTACACGGTGGTGCAATGTGGGCAAGGATGCCGATAACAGCACTCGTTGCTGATATACCGTATGAAGAGTGGCCGCAAATAATGCCAACCCATTTAGCTCAACCGTGGGATTGCAGTTCACATCACCACTCGATAGTACGACTAGATAGAGTTAGTTCATCTCCGTGGATTTGCAAAATAGACGGAGAGTTTCATAAAGGACAATATCTATTTACTGTAGATTACACAGAAAGTGACATAGCAGATGATCCTGCACAACATAAACAAAGTCACGTATTACAGTTAATAGATGCAGGAGATTGGACAGGCAACATAGTTGCTCTTCCAAACAACAGAGTAAGGGCAACAAGTCCTGCACTTTGGGAAACTGGGGAAGGTCCACCAGACTTTAGACCAAGCCAGTACATACACAATGCAGAGATTCACGAAACTTATCTTGATCCTGCAATAACATTTGATAATCTATACTCGGAGAATGACGAATGATGAAGAAAAAGAAAATGATGCGTGGTGGTGGCAAAACCAAAAAGATGATGTCTAAAGGTGGTGCTGCTATGAAGAAAAAGAAAATGATGGCAAATGGTGGCAAAACCAAAAAGTATATGGCTAAAGGTGGTAAGAAGAAATAGCCATGACTAAGAAACGTGGAAGCATGAAAGGCTACACCATCAAGAGTGGTGACAAACGCCCCACCAAAGCTGGTGCAGGCATGACTAAGAAAGGTGTAGCTAAATATCGCAGAGAGAATCCCGGCAGTAAACTTAAGACTGCTGTAACTGGCAAAGTAAAGCCGGGAAGTAAGGATGCAAAAAGACGCAAGTCCTTTTGTGCTAGATCTGCAGGTCAAATGAAAAAGTTTCCCAAAGCAGCCAAAAACCCAAATAGCAGATTACGACAAGCAAGGAGACGATGGAAATGTTAGCTTCAATAAACTTCTGTATGTTTAAGATACTAAACAAAATAAGTAACAAGTTCTATAGAAACTATGTAAATCAACTACATAAGTCTCAGGGGAGGTTTTAGTGTTTACTGCTCTCATAGGCCCTATAGCAAATCTAGCAGGCACTTGGTTTGAAAACAAACTTGCGAAAACTAAAG